ACTCTGCAAGTCATCGAAACAAGGAGAAAAGATGACTTACTACTCAACAAAGACATACGGACACAACATAGGACTGGCCTGCGTTTTCAGACAGCCCAACGCGGACCACTCACACTGCCATTTGCTACACGGCTACAGCCTGGCGTTCAGATTCACGTTTGGATGCAACGAGTTGGACAACAAGAACTGGGCGGTGGACTTCGGAGGACTGAAACCACTCAAGAAATGGTTAGAGGATCACTTCGATCACAAAACCGCAGTTGACAAAAACGATCCACATCTGGACAAACTGAAAGAACTGGAGAAGCACGACCTCGCGGAGATCGTGGTGTTCGACGGGGTAGGTGCGGAGATGTTCGCCAAGCACGCCTTCGACTTCGCTGACCAGTTGATACGTGAGAAGACCAATGGCAGATGTTTCGTAGAGAGTGTGGAATGCATGGAACACGGAGCCAACAGTGCCATCTACACAAGGAAATAAATTACTATTCGAAACGGTCATTGTACAATATGACACCCAACAGGTGAGGATCAACCTGTATGATACTCCTTTGGGTCGTAGATTCGTGGAAGCACTCAAGGACAATCTTGTTAAAAAGAGAATACTGGAAAAGAACTTCTGTTTCCTGGGGTGGGCCGATTCTAGTAGGAATCTAAATTTCCTAGTAAAGGAACTCAACAAAAACATCGCGCAGATAAACTCATACAATTTCAATCCACCCTACGAGAGGATACATCCTTTCGTCAGTGATGACTTCCAGTACAGCAGTGGTCTTCCTATCGGCCGGGCGCCGGACGGAGACATCACCAAAACCTTGGGCAAGAGATTGAAACACGAGGCCTGTAATCTGCTCCATAGGTACTTCGAGGACCTACAAGGCAGTGCTTGGCAGTTGTCTCCCTACTACCGACAGGCTGACTATAAAACCAAGTACGCGATCAGACAACTCAATAATGTCTGTCATGAGATAGAGAGCTGGGTCAATGCTGATCGTAAGGCGTCCTTGGAACCGGAATGGATGAGGCCATCACAGATCACAACGTTCCTCAATGCACCCAGGTACGATTTACACCCAGAGGATTACGAACTGTTCAAACAGAACAGATACGATAGAGAACTTGGAGGAGTTTACCTGCACTGGAGTCAAGTGGGCAAGACCCTGTACGAGGTGTTCAGGGATGAAGGAGCACCAAAGATGACCGATGCCATGTGTAGCGAGATCAACCATCAGAAATATTACTCTGGAGAGTTCGACATAGAGTGGGGTGACACCATCACGGAATCCCAACACGATTTCAAAAGGGAGGAAATGGCTCAATACAGGGCATGGCTCAAGGACAACGGCTATGACTGGGATGATCTTAAACTCGCACTAGGCTACATCAAGATAGGACAGGTGGACATGAAATTGGCATTCGGAGATAAATCTTTCCTCGATGTGTATGACGTGATGAAGCACAACTTAAATATCACAGGAATACACATCATTGGCACACAGAGCTGGCAAAATTTATATGACTACAGGCTGGGTGACGAAAGGTGGCAACAGATACAGATAGAACACTTGAAGGAGGGTTATGAATCACGTGGTATGCGTTAAGTGGGGCAACAAGTATATCCCTAAGTACGCCAACGTATTGAACAGCATGGTGAAGAGGCACACCACTGTGCCCTACCAGTTTCACTGCCTCACCGATGATCCCACTGGTCTGGATGCAGATATCAACGTGATTAGACTGCCCGGGGATCCATGGATCAAGTCATGGTGGAGCAAACTATGGATGTTCGCACCCGAGATGCCCATCAAGGGCAACATACTGTATTTTGATCTAGATGTAGTAATATTCGACAACATAGATCCCTTGTTCTCACACCCAGGCAAGTTCAACATCATCAGGGATTTCAACAGGTGCAGGGTCAAGGACTGGAAACTGAGCAACAGCAGTTGTATGCGATGGCAGTCCGGTGCCATGGACTACCTATGGACGGAATTCAAGGATCGCTCCGCACAGATCATGCAGTCAAATCACGGAGACCAAGACTGGATAACCAAAAGGGCACGGGATGATATCACTTGGTTCCCGGAAGAATGGATCAGATCATACAAGTGGGAGATGGTGGGACTCAAGGACACCAAGCTCTTGACCAAGGACGGCAAGAAATGGTTCCGCACTCCGGCCAAGATAGAGCCCGGCAACCGGGTGGCGGTGTTCCATGGTCTGCCAAACCCCATGGAGTGTGCTGACAAGTTCGTGGAGGACAACTGGAGATGAGTTATGGACAGATCAAAGTCAAAAGGGCCAAACCCGGTCTAGACGAGATACCCGAAGACTGTGGATATGAGAAGAGGTTCAGATACAATATAGACATGAACAACAACGGAATCTCCGGTGAGTGTATAGAATGGTGCCAGATAAACTGCAAACACAGATGGGGGTGGTGGTTCGAGCAGAAGGATCTTTACAGTACTGCTTGGCACAACTGGGAGGACCAGAATGCCTACATGAGTTTCGCCAGCAAAAGAGAGGCCATGAAGTTCTGGCTGACCCTAGGAGTTGGCCATATAGCGAAAGGCAGAGATAATTAACAGTATGAGTCTATTCCTGATCACTGACGCCGCCAAATCACAGATTGAACGACTGCTGGAGAGGAACCCCGGCAAGTGGGCTGTGAGCCTTGCGGTGCTGGGTGGTGGATGCGCTGGCTTCAAGTACGAATGGGGATTCGCAGACACCAAGGAGAGCATAGGCGATGGTGATCACGTGGAGGACTGGGGCACGGGACGTTTCGTGGTAGACGAAACCTCGATGCTGTACGTAGCCGGAACCAAGATAGATTGGATCGAGGAAACATTCGGATCACAGTTCGAAATATCAAATCCCAATTCGACCTCCGCATGCGGTTGTGGAGAATCATTTGGCATCTGATGGACACCGCATTCGTAATAGGTAACGGTGAATCCAGGAAGATCTTTCCCATAGAAACATTAAAAGGTAACGGTATAATATATGGATGCAACGCCATCTACAGGGATCATCCTATGCTGTGTGATCACATCGTGGCGGTGAACACGCCCATGTATGAAGAATTAAAACAGTGGCACGATAAAACAGACAAGAAAATTCAGATACACAGCAGGGACGACATCAGTGGATGGAACTACATCTGTGACGGAGACCATGAGACTGACTGTCCACAGGGATTGAAACTGTACCGGATATGGCGTGGTGGCAATCTCAAGAAAGGAGGCCGGGTCAGGACCGTGGACTTCTCGGAGTCAAGGGGTTCAGGTTGCTCGGCAGTGCTGATGGCGGCCGAGAGTGGTATCAAAAATGTAGTGATCCTGGGATTCGACATCATGGGCGCACAGCAGTGGGAGATGTCAGAACCTAGCAGGATACAGAATAACATCTACAAGGATTCCCCCAACTACCCAGACAGGCACAGTATGAAGGCCTACCTCAAGTACGAGTGGATGTACCAACTGAGGCAGACGTTCAGGCGATTCCCTGACACCAACTTCCGTTTCATCAACAGGCGCGAGTACCTGGACGGCAACACGTTCCTGAGATGGTACTTCGATCAGCCCAACATACGGTCAGGCATCTACGCTGACCTACAGCGTTGGATCACGGGCCGGCGTGACGACATCAGTTGGATGCGATTATAGATCACAACGGTCACAGAAGTGCTCGTGGCCCTTGTCCATGCGTTCGGGATCTACCCGTGATTTGGGCTTCTTGAAAGTTTCTCCACAGCGGTCACACTTGAAGATGTACATGATGTTGTTGCGACGAACGGTGTGGCAGACACCCAGTTTGCTCTCCCTCTTGAACAGTTTGAGGGTCTTCTGCGTCTCTATGAACATATTCATATTTAATAAATACGCATAACAGATTATGGCTAGATTAACGATAGACACAGGAACAGCAGGAAATCCAGCGACGGGCGACACTTTACGCACGGCCATGACCAAGGTCAACGCCAATTTTGCGGAGTTGGCCGGCGATCTACAGATGTCAGGCAACACTTTATTGAGTGCTGACACCAACGGAAACATCATATTAGATCCAAACGGCACGGGACAAGTACAGGTCAATGCTGACAGATTAGTGATCACGACCACCAAGACACCAACAGCAATAGGAGCCACGGGTGATGTAGCGGGATCAATCAGTTGGGACGCGACCAACCTGTACATCTGCACTGCCAACTATGATGGTTCAACTGCTATCTGGAAGAAACTAGTATTACAGGCGATATAAAATGGCGAAACAGACGATTGACCTAGGTACATTAGGCGGTGCCGACGGTACCAGTGACAGCATCAGGACCGCGGGCGCCAAGATCAACTCCAACTTTGACGAGATCTACGCCAACTCGGCCATGTCATCTCAGATCAGTATTTCGGGCAACAACATCAAAAGCACACAATCCAACGCTGACATCTTCCTGGCAGGATCAGGAACTGGCGTGGTTGCCATCCCGACCATAACAATAGATTCAAACATCAACATCACAGACAACGTGATCAAGACCACTCAGTCCAACTCCGATCTACAGTTGGATGGTACTGGTACGGGATCGATACAGATCACAAAGTCAGACATCAACTCCGGCGACATAGACAACACCGTGATCGGAGGCTCATTGCCACTGGCCGGAACATTCACCACACTGTCTTCGACATCGCTGAATGCGGACGGGGTGGTGATCACTGACAACATCATCACTTCAACATCTGACGCTGACCTAGAGATCAGCGGCAACGGTTCTGGCACAGTTTCCATCGAAGGACTTAAGATGCCATCCACGGACGGCGCCCAACACCAAGTGATCAGGACAGACGGCGCCGGGAACCTATCATTCTTCAGTTCACCCATTCTTTTCGACCAAACATTAATAGACGATGGCACGGCCACCCTCACTGCGACTTCGGCATACCAGACCATAGATTCCTGGGACCTCAGCACCTACAGGAGCGCCAAGTACCACATACAGATCTCAGACGCCACGGCGGACAGGTACAGGTTGATCGACGCCACGGTCACTCACGACGGATCTATAGCATATATAAGTGTTTTTGGTGGTGTGGACAACGGCGATGCGGACGGGTCCAGCGTTTATGACACCATGGATCTCAACGCCATAGTTGCGGGCGGCAATATTGCCCTGCAGGGAAGATTAAATAACACTAACAATCACGTGATCAAATTCGTGAGGAGATTGATTAAGGTATAATGGCACAACAGACACTGAACATAGGAGCAACGGCCAATGATGGCACAGGTGACACGCTACGCGTGGCCATGGACAAGGTCAATGACAACTTCGATGAGATATACGCCAGTCCCATCATCAGCGATTTCATAACCATCACCGGCAACGAGATAAGAGCCAACAGGTCCAATGATGACCTAGTGTTGGAACCATCGGGCACGGGTGTGGTCACAGCACCAGCACTTACCATAGACTCCAACATCAACATTACTGACAACGCAATCAAGACCACGCAGTCCGACTCCGATCTTATTTTAGATCCAAACGGATCTGGCAGTGTTGTGATCGCCAAAGTGGACATCAACAGTGGTTCCATTGACAACACAGTGATAGGGGCCAACACAGCCGTGGCGGGCACATTCACCACGCTTACAGCCAACACATCGGCCAGCATCGACGGTGTTGTGATCTCAGACAACACAATCACCACGACGTCAAACGCAGACCTTGAATTGACAGGTGCAGGCACGGGCACGGTTTCCATAGAAGGATTGAAATTCCCAACGTCAGATGGGACAACGGGCCAGTTCCTCAAGACAGACGGCGCGGGCAATCTAGGATTTGCGACTGCCACTGCTACGCTCAGCCATTCAGACATCAACGACAACACCTCAACAGTGGCGTCTTCCGCGACCACAGTGATAGACACATTCGATTCAGCCACTTACAGGAGTGCCAAATACTACATCTCAATATCAGACACCACCAACGACAGGTACGAGATGGTGGAGGCCAACGTGGTGCATGGTCCCAGTGCTGACAGCACGACAGAGGCCTACATCACGGTGTTTGGCGAACTGTCGAATTATTCCAGTGACGGTTCAACACTTCCTATAGCACAATTCTCAGTTGATGTGTTGAACGGAAACGTGAGGTTGAAGGCCACAAACATCACTAGTGATAGCACTGTGTTCAAGTTCCAGAGGACAACAATAGACTTATAATGTAAAGTAGTTTAAACTACTGACAAACCACATATGAGAAGGAACAACAGAAGACCACAGCATAGATCACCGCGATCAGAGATCGCAAGGTTAGAGGAACAGCTCAAAAGGACCACGGATCC